AATGACCTTTGTCAACCGCACCAATATCTTCTGGATATTTCAAAATATTATTGGAATATTCCGAATTAATGCCAAGCTCGCCGCTTCGTGTTCTAGCCGTAGATTCAAATTTTATATCGGTAAGAGTAAATAATCCCATGTTTTTCCTATATGTTGACTACATATTTATATGACATATGGACACAATTCTTATAAGGGTAAATTTAACCCGCAAAACCCTAAAAAATATAATGGTAATCCAGAAAATATAATATATCGCTCATCTTGGGAACTACGATGTATGAAGTGGTTTGATGATAACGAAAACATAATTTGGTGGTCATCAGAGGAATTGTCAATTCCTTATTTGAATCCAATTGACAATAAAATGCATAGGTATTTTCCAGATTTCATCATCAAGGTTAAAAAATCAAACGACATGGTAATGACTTATGTTATAGAAGTAAAACCCGAAGCACAAACTAAAAAACCCACTCAAAAAAGAAAGACAAAGCAATACTTAAAAGAGTCTGTGACATACATTGTTAATCAAATGAAATGGAAAGCAGCAGACGAATTCTGTCACACACATGGTTGGGAATTTAAAATTATAACAGAAAACGATTTAGGTATTAAGTAATAATGTTGAATAAATAGAAGATGGCATACTTAATAGACCGAATAAATGAGCAATTACAGAAAGAAGGACCTGGACCAAGAACACGGAGGGCTCGTGATTGGTTGCGGTCTAAAATTACTTCTTTAAGCCCAGACCCCGCAACTATAATGCGTGATAAACAGAGACAGAGAGCATCAACCGGTATAGGAAGTATGTTTTTCTTTTACTATGACCCAAAGACTAAGGATTCGTTGCCATATTACGACCGGTTCCCGTTGGTTTTACCAATACAACTATACTCAGACGGTTTTTTAGGGTTGAATTTACATTACATTCACCCAAAGCAACGTATCATCCTCTTAGATAAATTAAGTGAACATGCAACCAATAAAAAGTTTGATAAAACCACTCGGTTGAGATTAAATTATCAGATGCTAAATTCTTTCTCAAAAGCATATGAAGCAACTCCATGCATTAAACGATACCTAAATTCACATGTAGAATCTAGATTCGTTGAAATTTTTGCGGATGAATGGGACATAGCAGCTTTGCTTCCGGTTGAACAATTCCAAAAAGCAAGTAAATATAAAGCATACGCAGATTCTAGGAAAAAATTCTAATGTCATTTTTACCGCAGTTATTTCTATCTAATATAAAAGCAAAAGAAGGACTAGCCAGACCTAGTCGCTTTCAAGTTATATTACCAATACCGTCATATGTCAATACATTCATTTCTTCTAGTGTAATAGAACAACTTTTAAACTTACCGAATTCAGTTTTTTCTGATGTAACAACTCGTGTATTAGGACAATCAGAACAGCAAGTGTCCAGCAATCCTTCTATTTCAAGATACTTAGCATTACAGTGTGAATCAGCCGAACTTCCTGGAAAATCTTTAACAAGTGCTGATGTTACAATTTATGGTCCAGGATTTAAAGTTCCGTACAAAGCAAATTATTCAGAAACTACATTGACTTGGATTTGTACAAATGAATTCTATGAGAGAAAATTATTTGACAGATGGCTTGAATCAATTGTTCCTACAGACACAAATAATGCCAGATTTCCTAAAGGTCATGGTTTAACTGGTGGATATATGACAAACATTAAAATTGTTCAGTATGATGATTTTATAAAACAAATTTATGCAGTTGAATTAATTGATGCGTTTCCTGTTGGTATTAGTTCTCAAGCATTAAGTTGGTCAGATGATGGCATACACAGACTATCAGTTCAGTTTTCTTATCAAAAATTTAAAACCATTTATGAGGGTGGTTATGATGTGGGCGCCGCAGCATCGGCTCTTCTTGGGGCGGCTATCCCGAGACTATTTAATTAATTATTTGGAGATTTTATGTTACCTAAAATTGATGTGCCTCTATATGAGATTACACTACCACTTTCAACAAAGAAAGTTAAATTCAGACCTTTTTTAGTAAAAGAAGAAAAAATACTATTGATGGCCTCAGAATCTGAAGACCCAAATTCAGTGATGTTAGCAATTAGACAGATTATTAATAATTGTTGCGTTTCTGATTTGGATGTTGATTTATTACCAATTCTTGATTTTGAATATTTTTTCATGCACCTGCGGGCTAGGTCAATTGGTGAAGTTATTGATTTGCAATATAAGTGTAACAACACAATTAGCGGCGAAGGCGATGATGCTAAAAAATGTAATGCAACAGTAAAATTAAGTTTTAATGCACTTGAAATTGAACCAGACATTAAAGATATTAATAACAAATTGCAATTGACGCCTAAATTAGGTGTTGTTATGAAATATCCAAATTTTGGTGGCATAGATTCAGTCAGCAAAGAAGAAAATATTAATGCTACAAATGTTGTTTTGAAAACTGTCATTTCATCAATAGATTACATCTACGATAAAGAAAATGTTTATTATGCTAAAGATGCATCTGAAGAAGAATTAATAGACTTTGTGGAAAGTTTAAATAGAGAACAATTCGGAATGATTCAAACTTTCTTTGAGAGTATACCTAGACTGAAAAAAGAAATTAAATTCAAATGCCAAAAGTGTGGATATGAAGAAGAAATTTTACTTGAAGGAATCCAAAGTTTTTTCGTATAACCTTTCGTTATGATAATTTGAGTAACCACTACCAGACTAATTTCGCACTTATGCAACATCATCATTATTCACTAACCGATTTAAATGAAATGATGCCGTGGGAAAGAAATGTGTATGTTACAATGCTTCTCCGTTACATTGATGAAGAGAACGAGAAGATTAAACAACAAAATTTAATAAGAAAAAGAAAATAAATGGCAAAATCAAAATTTTCAGATATCTATAAACAAGAATTAAACTCAAAGGGCGTCTTGAGTTCTCTTGGTTCTGCTGCACTAAAACAAACACGAGAGAGAATGGATATTCGTAATAGTCTGTTTGGCGGAACTGGTGCTATATCTAGAACGGGGCAGAAAATCTTTGGTAAAGGATATTCTGCTACGAGTGGAAATGCAGCAAGGCTTTCTGGAAGGTCAAATTCACCTATACAGGGTGCAAGTTTGGATGCGCTTGTCATTTCAAATCAAAAACAAGAAAGACTTTTAAAAATAGTTGCTAAAAATACTATGAATATGAATATGATGGCTCGTGATATGAATATTACTCGCCAAAATATCGCAAGCATGACTAGAAAAGCAACCGGCGGCAGGGCAGCCAACCGAGTAGATTCTTCATATATGAATGCAAGTAAACGCAATGCTCAAGTTGATGGTGTGCCAAAAAGAGGTGCAACACCTGGTGCTTCTGGTGGAATAATGAGTAGCATCTTTGGAGGTATTGGTAGTGTATTAAGCGGAGGTGCTGGAATTATTGGTAGTGTTGTTTCTGGATTACTTGGTGTTGTTGGTGGCGTAGGCGGTGGAATATTAAGTGCAATTGGTGGAATTCTTGGCGGTATTCCTGGCGGTTGGTTATTAGGAACTATTGCATTGGCTGGTATTGCATATCTACTAAAAGAAGTTGCAGCAAATACAGACTTCAAAGGATTAAAAGATGATATTTTAAAAGGATTAGGATTTGACCCTGAGACTTCTTTTTCTCAACAACTATTAGTAAAAATGGGTTTCACTGAAGCAACTTCTAAAAATATAGTAAAAACTCTTAGTAATTTTAGTGATACCATGTACAACTTTTTTCTTCCGACATTGAACAGTATAGGAAAAGGATTTGCTGAAGTTATTGATATAACTAAAGTACATTTAAATGCTGCGTTTGCTGTCTTACAAGATGCTTTTAGTATTGTAGGTAAAGCATTTGGTTTTGAATTTAATGAATTTTTTCAAGACAATAAAGGAAAAATTTTTGCTGCAATGGCGGCGGGCATAGGGTTAGGATTTTCGCCTAATCCCAAAGGATTATTGGCGGCTCTCGTAGCAACTCCAATAGCCGCAGCTTTTGGTGCTGCTACCGCCGACGATACTAGACGAAGTTTAAAAGATAATTTAAATGAAAAGAAAAGTAAAGTAGCTGAAATCCAAAAACAATTAGATGCTTTAAATCCTCAGGAGTCAGGTTACAAGAGTAGAAAAGAGGCCAGGGAAAAAGCTGTAATATTAGCACAACAATCGGTTACTGAAGCACAAAAAAAATTGGATGATAAAAATAAAGAATATAAAGATATGTTTAATTTTACTCCTAATGTATTCAGTGATGCAGTAGATGAAGGTAAAGCTGCTTTACCTAAAGGTGAATATGGCGGAGGCTATGTCCCTCTTCCTCCTAAAATAATACCCGATAACGATAATTCTAATTCACCAACACGAATAAAAATAACACAAGATTTATTATCGTTAATTGGTAAATATGAAGGCGGTTCTCAAGGATATAATGCAATCAATAAAGGAAAGGCAGGAGATACTCCGGCAGGGCTGGGCAACCTTACTGAAATGACAGTTGCACAAGTTATGAAAGCACAAGCCGACGGAAAATTCAAGGCAGCCGGAAAATATCAAATTGTACCAGACACACTTAAAGGTTTAATGGCAGGAAAAAACAATGATGTGAAACTAGAAGATTATTTTGATATAAAAACACAAGATAAATTAGCTATAGCGTTAATTAAGAAAAGATTAAAAGATGCGGGAGATAATGCATCTTTAGAAGATCAAATATTTCATTTATCTAAAGAATGGGCCGCAATTAAAGATCCATATAAGGAAAAAGGATCTTACGATGGTACCGCAGGTAATAGAGCAACAATTGATGTAGATATGATTAAAAAAGCCATAGGAGGAGACAAAATAAGTGAATTAAGTTCTGGACTTGCTGACAGCCGTGTAGCTTTGACATTAAATAACGGTCAAGGTTCCGGGTCAACAATTAATAATATTACAAACACTAATGTTGCAAGTTCTTCTGGAAGTAAACAATATCCATCTGCTTATAGCAATGATGCTGCTGAGTTGTTTATTAGACAGGCAGTTTCCACTGTCACCGCATAACAAAAAACCTCGCCGAAGCGAGGTCTAATAGTCACCAAATGATTATTCGTGTTCTGCTAATGATTTGAAATAATCCAAATCTTCATTTCCAGAATCAATCACTGCTGCTTTTGATTTCGGAGTAGAATGTTGTCTTGGTAGTTCAACATCTTCAGCACGAATATTTGGAAGACTTTCACCTTCAAATCCTAGAACTTTATCCAGACGAGCTTTTAGTTGCTCATAAGGTTTAAAGTTTTTTCTCTCAGTGAATTCTACCAAAGAATATTCTTTGTTATAGATTTCTTCTAACTTAGCGTCATCTGCTGATAATGCAGAAACAGGAGAGAATTCAGATTTATCATAATTACGATAACCTTCAACATTGCGAATCTTCAGTTTGAAATTAGCACCTTCCCACATATCAAATGGGTTTATTGCTTTTTCATCAGCAAACTCGGGGTTCATCACCTCAGAGATTTTATCAAAAATCTTTTTACCGAATTTGAATAACCGAACAGTTCCTTCGTTTTGAGGATTGCTTGGATCAGAAATCACATAAATGTTTGCAATGTAACTCAGCTTGCGCTTTTGTTTTCTTGCGATTTCTTTATTTGCCTCAACACCAGAATTCCAAAGCCCACCATTGTGTTCACACACCGGGCATTTCTCATTCAAAGTGGTTAAGCAATTATCAATAAACCATCCACCTGGACCTTGAAATCCATGACTGAAGGTTCTAGTCCAAGGAAGCCCAGCATCGCCATCAATTGCGGCCGCAGGCAAGAAACGAATAACAGCCATGCCGTTACCAGATTTGTCTACTGTTGATTGCCAGAATCGTGTATCATCTTTAGACCCAGGCTCAACTGGTGTTGATGTACTTTCAAGAGCCTTGGTAAGTTTATCGAGGTTATCTCTGTTTCGTTTTAAATTTGCAAAAGACATATTAATTTCCTTTCGTATATGCGTAGTATTGCGTAGTATAGTTCTTATTCACCGTAATCATTATATCACAGTATTTAGTTCAACTTCAATTACTTTTTCAAGCATCATTAAAGTATTACCAATTTCCTTATGATGTATACCAATTCCGCCAGCTGAAATAAACAACTGGATAACATCGTATGTATCATCTATAAGAATAGTTTCTGGTGTAGCAAATTCAGCCTTGATTTTACGCCCGGAAACGATGTTCGCTTTCAGTTTACCAAGACCATTTTTATCTAACCAAACACATTTTTGTCGTTCAACTTCCGTATGATATTTCATACCACCAGAAGAAGACAACAACTCAATTGGAATATCCGATTCAGAGCAAAATTTAACCAACTCTTTACCACCAGAATACCAGTCTAGTGTTTCAAATTGTTTTGTTGCTATGAAGTCATCCCAATGTACATTAAACTGTTTTCGGTCACGCATTGACCCCGGCAGTTCATTGTATAACTCAAAGTATCGGCGTTCAAAGTTACATAGAACGCCGTCCATATCTAAATATATTTTCTTAATCATCTCAGTTCTTTTCTTGCAATATCTCGGAATTTATTTTCATCAAAAGTTAAAAACGGTGTATACTTTGACCATTTTTTGTGTAGTGTGGGCCATCTAATATTATCTGTTATTTTTTTATTCCACATAGGCATAAAATTCATCAAAGAATTCAATACACACAAGGTTTCTATTTTAATAACACTATGTAATATCATCATTAATAATTCTGGATATTCACCATCTGTCTTTACCAAATTATTGAAATTTCCTCTATCATTAATTAGATGACAATCATTACTAAAATTATAACTTAGCCCTTGTACGATAGACATTCGTTTCATGTGAATAATATTAGCATCTTCTTGAAGTAATGTTCCAGCCCAACAGTTTTCTTGTTCTATTAAATTTGAAATAACAAATTCTTTATATTCAGAATCTTGAATTTTTCTAGACAACTTATAGAAATGATATTTGTCTTTTCTTTTTTCAAACGCATCAATTGATACACTAGATTTACCATTATATTTAAAATAATCATAATCCGTAGTGAAATGCAATTTGAGTGTATAATAAAGAGTAAAGGCTTCAAATCCTGTCATAGTATAATTATAACATAATTCAAATAGGAAGTCTACGACTTTTTGGTAACATGTTAAGTTCTTGGGCATCAAATTGTATCTTTGCCTTTAAATCTTTATTTACCAAACTTGATGC